TGTCCCGTCCCGCGGGACAGCAACTAGGAACCTGGAGGAGGGAGTGGGAATTGAAGGGACAAGAGACACAAGAGATGGAGACAAGACAGTGTTCTGATCAAGTCTCATTTAATGACGGCAGAGCGCTGCCTTATATAGGCGAATGATAGGGAGGAGGGGAAACATTGTAGGGCGCATGCTCAAACACTTTAGGCAGGAAGTGCCACGTCTGCAAAGGCGGGAAGAATTGGCGCCGGCGGGGAAAGCAAGACGGAGAAGAAGCAGGAAGTACGCCATCTTAACTCAACAACATGGAGGCTGAGACTTAAGAATCCATAGCCGGGCAGCACGGCTCCGGACAGGTCACCCTTTTTTTGTTTATAAAATAGGAGCAAAGATTCCCTCGGAAACTGCGCCTGTCTTAGGTTGGAGTGATCTATTTCTATCACTGTTACCCGTCATGGGATTAGGCAGTAGCTAAGACGGCCCTCCTGTCTTAGGTCAGTGAGAAATATCACTCTCTTACCCGTCACTGGCTGTCCAGTTTAGCTCACAGGGAATGTGGCTATGTTATGCGTAAATATGAGCCACAGCGGTCTTCTTGCTCAAGTCGATGATAATGGACCTGTATGGGTTTCGCTTGAATGGATTCGATTTGTTGTCTAATAAATGCCATAAGTTTGTTGAGGATAAGAGGTCCAAAAGTTAATACAAGCAACAAGCAAAGTAAGGGGCCTAACAAGGGTAGGAGATAGGGAAGAAGTCCATTGAGGCCAGTCCAGAAGGGGCTTTCGATTAACTGTTGCCGACGTTTCTCCAAGTCATCTTGTAGACGTTTAATTTTGTCTCTGACGACTCCGGACTTGTTGGTGTAGAAGCAGCATTTCTCCTGTAGGGCTAAGCAGATACCTCCCTGTTCTGCTGTTAATAGATCTAATCCCCTTCTATTTTGTAGCACTACCTCTGCTAAGGAGTCTACTTGGTCTTGGAGGTCTTGTATGGTGCTAGAGATGGCCTGTACATCAGAAATTAGTTGGTGAGACAATTTTGTGTATTGGGTAATGGAATGTCCTAGGCCAGCAGCGCCAGTTGATACTGCTGTTGTAATGCCTAACCCTACGAGTAAAGGAATAAATTGGACAGCTCTTTTTGGTCTACTTATAAAGTAATCTATAGCTGGAACAGGAACAGGTTCATCGCCCGGAATGATGTCTATGTCTGGTATAAGGGTGGCAACTGCACACAGTCCGGTCCAGTTTGTGGGCAGATAGGTGTATGCCTTATTGTTGCCACATACAAAGACAGAGCCATTATAGGCGCACAGAGGAGTGGAGCTAGATCTGTTATGAGTGTTAGTACAATTGGTAAACTGAGCTGTGCCTACATCAATATCAAATGAATTGTTTTGATATGGAGCATACAGGCAATCAGATTCTGAGAAGTTAAAAGGCTGTACTAGAAAGGGTGAAGTAACGAGGTAGGAGTAATTAGATGAACAAGTGAAGTTCAGCAAAGATATATTGTTATAGGGAAGGGCGAGAGGAACAGGAGTTCCTGATCGTAGGCATAGCCAACAATCTTGAGCAAGGTCGGGTTTGGTTGCATTAAGCAGACTATGTACAGTAGTTAGAATTTCAAAAGTCTGAGGATCAATCATCTCTTTACCACGGGTTTCGGGTAAAGCCAGAGGGTGGTAGGAAAGTTCAGGGAACAATGACTTTTGTATTTCTTCTAACTTCTTTTCCACTATAATCTCACGAACTTTGTCTTGAGGCCCTCCTCCGTCAGATACATGAACGGGAGGATGGGTGTTCCAGCAGGCTGTCTTTCCTGTGTCATGACAGCCAGCTGTTATGAGATTATGGCTGCTTCCCAATACTGATTGTCCCACACTGGGACTCCTGTTCTTAATTATAGCAGCGGTAAAATAAGTTTTATTACCTAGAGTGCATTGTTGATAGGACGTATAGCAGGAAGAATGCATAGATTCATAAGACTGGGTATTACAGTCCTGGGGGCAATGTCCGACATGTTGTCCACTGGGTGTGGACGGGGCTTTTATACATAACCACTTAAGGGAACCTACTTGGGAGTAAGCTGTATGAGAACCGCAGGAGATGGAGGTGACATAGGTGGTCGGTTGGGTCTGAGTATAACCTCCTCCGCAATCACAAGGCTTGCCATGCTTGTTTTGTATGTGGGCTAGAGCCTCACGCGGATCTCCAAAACCAGCACGGCTTAGTGATACTTGAAAAAAGATCACTAAGCTCCAGATGGCGATGTGAATAAGCTTCATTCTGTAAAAACAAAATAGAAAGAAAAGGATCTCAGGGAGAAGAGTTATTCCCTGGATTGGTTGTCATTATTTATTTGCCTTACTAATCGCTCTGGCAGCCATCTGGCCGCATCATGGGTTTGGGAAAAGATGCAGACCGAGCCTCTACCCCATATTAGCACGGGGTCAGGACCATGCCACTTATTGTCTAGCGGGTCCCTCCATTTGACCATAGCGGTTTGTTTTGCAGGGTCATTATGCCAAAAGCGATCGGCTGCTGATTTACCTTGATCATCTAAATTCAAAAAATTCAAAATAAAGAGAGCATGATTGAGAATATTTCTGGGGGTGCCCTTTGTGGGATACCATTCTCCCTTTTTTATTTTTTCAATGGTAGTCTTAAGAGATAAATGTGCTCTTTCGACAATGCCTTGACCTTGAGGGTTATAGGGAATACCGGTAGTATGTTTAATTTGTAATGTAGAACAAAAGTCTTGAAAAGTTTTGGAGGTGTATCCAGGGCCATTGTCTGTTTTAAGGTGTTTGGGGGGTCCAATTATAGAGAAGCAGTGGAGTAAGTGTGCTATGACTTGTTTTGCAGCCTCTCCAGTTTGCAGGGTGGCTAGTATGAAGCCACTAAACGTGTCTATAGATACATGGATATATTTTAGTTTACCAAATTCTGAATAATGAGTGACATCCATTTGCCAGAGCATATTAGGGAATAATCCCCTAGGATTGACTCCTAGGTGTGGAACAGGTAGGTAAGTAACACATGTTGGGCAATTTTTTACAATGTGTCTAGCTTGCTCTCTAGGGATATTAAACATCTGCTTTAAAGTTTGAGCATTGAGATGATGTAAAGCATGGGAAGCTTGAGCTGATTTAAGATTTGTTTGTAGGTTAAGAGCAATAGTTTTGGTTGCCAGATCAGCTAACTTGTTGCCTTCGGCTATAGGTCCAGGTAGTCCAGAATGAGCTCTGACATGTCCAATGTAGAAGGGTATGGATCTGGCGTGTATTAATTGTTGACATTGTAAGAATAATTGGGCAGTTGTAGATATATGTGTGATTTGTGTAACGGTTTCAAGTAAAGGTATTGAATGGGCCAGATATGCACTATCGGTATAGATATTAAGAGGTTGGTCAGGAAAGGCTGATAGGACTGCAATAAGAGCTTGTAATTCTACTAATTGGGCCGAAGTAAGTGTGGTATGAAATTTGACCGTAGTGCCTGAGAAAGTATATGCGGCTATTCCGGTGGAAGAGCCATCAGTAAAGATCAACAAAGCATCATTTAGGGGCGATTGGCTGACAATCTGAGGAAAAATAAAGGTGTGCAATTTACAAAATTGAATAAGTTTATTGGGAGGATAATGGTTGTCTAGGTTACCCGCATATGAGGCGCAGGCAATTGGCCATGTCTCTGTATTTTGCATTAACCAATTAATCTGGGAGGCAGAGTATGGTTGGATAATTGTAAATGGTTCAATTCCAAAATATTTTTTACTGTTATCTCTTCCTAGAAGGATTAAATCTGCTACAGCTTCATAATATGGAAGTAACACCTTTTTAGGTGAGGCAGGCAGGTGGACCCACATGATGGGATTATTTTGCCAAAACAAGCCGGTAGGTGTCAGAGTTGTGTTAAAAATAAGAAAGATTAGTGGTTGTGAATAGTCTATGTAAGTAACAAATTGTTCAGCAATGGCTGTTTCTACTGTATTAAGTGCCATTTGAGCTTCTTTTGACAAGGATCTAGGAGAATTGGGGTTAGAGTCTCCCTTGAGAATATCAAATAAAGGTTTTAAGTCTCCTGTGGTGAGTTTTAAGTATGGACGAAGCCAATTGATATCTCCTAAGAGTTTTTGGAAATCATTAAGAGTTTGTAAGTTGTCTTTACGAATTACTGCTTTTTGGTTGGTGATCTTAGGTCCATTCATGTGAAAACCTAGATATGTATAGGGATCTTGTAACTGTATCTTTTCTGGAGCTATATGTAATCCAGCCATAGTTAGGTGTTCTTTGAGTTGCGAAAAGCATTGCAAAACTTGTTGTCCTTCTGAGCCTGCTATGAGAATATCATCCATATAATGCACAATATACATCTGTGGCCATGCATTTCTAACGTTACTGATTGCTGCAGCAACATATTTTTGGCACAAGGTGGGGCTGTTGGCCATACCTTGGGGCAAAACTTTCCACTGATAGCGTTTCATAGGTTCTTTAAAATTTATGGATGGTAAACTAAAGGCAAATCTTTTTTGGTCATTAGGATGAAGAGGAATGGTGAAAAAACAGTCTTTGAGATCAATAATAATTTTGAGAAAATTGTGAGGGATGGCTACCGGCGAGGGTAATCCAGGTTGTAGAGCTCCCATCAATATCATAGTGGCATTAACAGCTCTTAAGTCCTGAAGAAGTCTCCACTTTCCAGATTTCTTTTTTATAACAAATATGGGTGTATTCCAGGGGGAGTTACTTTCTATAACGTGTCCCGCCGCTAATTGTTCTTGCACTAACTGTTGGGCGGCGGTAAGTTTTTCACTGGTTAATGGCCACTGATCAACCCAAACGGGTTCGTCGGACCTCCAAGTAATGGGGTCAGCGTACTGTTGGGGTGCAAGCATGTCAATGGCCATAGTTAAAAATTTCCAAATCCTTTTTTATCACATTGCCCTCGGTTTGGAATGGGCTGTAAGATCCCGTTTTCCTTTTTTCCTAATCCTTTTCCTGGGGCATAGCCTTGAGCTAGCATTTGGGCAGTAACAACTTCGTTAGGGCTGCACATCATAATTTTCATCTGAGAGAGTAAGTCTCGACCCCAGAGATTAACAGGTAAGTTAGGAATAACAAAAGGTTTGATGAGGCCAGAATTACCTTCCTTGTCTGACCAAGTAAGGTATTTTGAACTTTGTTTAGGATTATTACTTTGTCCAATTCCTCTTAAATTAGTTAAGGTATCTGTAGTAGGCCAATCAAGGGGCCAGTCCTCTTGTTTAATAATAGTAACATCAGCTCCTGTATCTATTAATCCTGTAAACAACTTACCGTCCAGCCATAACGTTAAGGAAGGTTTTTGATTTGTAATTGGCTGAACCCAATATATGTCTGAGGATCCAAAACTGCCTTTTCCTCTATATGGATGTTGTATAGTGTGGGCTGTTTTAATTAAAGGCAGGAGGACTAGTTGTGCGATCCTATTCCCTTGAGGGACAGTGACGATGTTATCTATGGCTTTGGCCATTATCTTAATTTCTCCCTCATAATCATTGTCAATGACTCCTGGAAAAACTTGTAAACCTCTCATGGTAGTACTGCTTCTACCTAAGATTAATCCGAAGGTATTTGGAGGTAGGGGCCCATAAATACCAGTACTGAGAGTTTGGGGGCCCATTTCAGGTGTTAGTACTGTGTGGGAGGTGGAACAGAGGTCCAGTCCTGCGCTTCCTGGTGTGGCTCTAATAAGTTTTGAAACGGATTGTTGTTGCTGGCTGGAACAAAACTGACCGCCCCATAAGCTTGCTTCGGGGCCTGGGGCTGGCCCCTCATTCCGTTTCCCTGATGGGGTGGCAGTGGATTTCCCTGATTATCAGTTTTGGATTTACATTCATTAGCCCAATGCTTTCCTCGTTTACACCTGGGGCAGAGTGCTGGAACTTTAACTTCAGATGTTTTGATAGTACTATCACGGCAATTTTTTGCAAAATGTCCTCTCTTACCACATTTGAAACACCCTCCTTTATCCTTATTTTTGTTGTTTAGGAAATCTTTCACAGTTTGTCCGCTGAACGCGGCGGCCATGGCCAGGCCTTGCTGATAAGAGGGTCCAATATCCGAACAAAGGCGGATATAACCAGTTAAATCTGTTTTCTTTCTGTAAGGGCGAATAGCAGCTTGGCAAGCTGGGTTGGCATTCTCATATGCTAGTTGTTTAACATAATCTACACCAGCCTCGGCGTTGCCGAAGATTCTCCCAGCTGTAGTCATAAGTCGATGTACAAACTCGGAGAACGGCTCGTCGGGCCCCTGTTTGACCCCAGTGAGGGAAGCCCCAGGGTCCCCCTTAACAGGGAGTTTTCTCCAAGCTTTTGTGGCCGCAGCTTGAATTTGGGCAAATAGTCCTGGATCATATTGCATCTGTGCATCAGTACTGGCATAATTGCCAGAGCCTGTTAACATATCAAAATTCCAACCATTGTTGGCTTGTTGGTTTCGTTTTGCTGTATCTCTACAGTTTTCAAAAAACTCAGACTTCCAAAGTAGGTGGTCTCCCCCCGAGAGGACGGCTCTGACTAGCGTGTTCCAGTCTGCAGGGGTAAGCCAATTGTCCGCCACAGACTCGACTATGGCTAATGTATACGGGGCGGTAGCTCCGTATTGAGAGGCAGCAGTTTTCAATTCTTTGATGATAGTAAAATCAAAACCATTGTGGTGTCTCCAGGCTTGGCCCTGCCCATCTACAGTTTCTGTAACTGGAAAAATATCCTTAATAGGTTGTTCCTCTTTGTCTCGACTAGCACAGCATTTGCCTTTGGGGACATGTTGTCCTGGCCAGCGAGGCATGACGGGAGGGCCCCCTGTGCTGTCAGGGTTGGTTACTCTTTCATTTCCTGTTTTTAATTTTTGCAATCTGACAATTAATGATTGATGCAACTCTTCTAATTTAATTTGTTCCTCTAACTGGGCAATTTTTTCCTTAAGTTCTTCCTTTGGGTTAACAACTGCCATAACAGTGGGCGCAGAAGGGGTGGCTTTGTTATATGGGGGCGGACGAGTCAAGAAGGGAGGCCAGTCAGGATTATGATATTGTGCTGCCTCGTCTTCTAACTCACCCCAGTCCACTTCTGAAGGGTCAGGGTCATTATCAGCTTTATTCTCTTGAGTTAAGAGAACAGGAAATCTTTTTGGCTTGTCTTGGGATTTTTTAGTAACGGGCACCTTTTGGTTTTTTATAGATGGGGCCTTAGTTTCTTCCTCATCACTGTCTAAAGAAATAAGATCCGTCTCTTTATCAGGAGGGGACTCTCTAAGGTCTGTCTGAGAACTGCTCTTCAGAATTTCTTCGGTATGGGTCACTGCAGCTAATACCTGAGGATCCTTGTCCTTTTTGTCAATTAACTCCTTTATTAAGTTCCAATAAGAAAAGGCAGTAACTGGTACCTTTTCGGGGCCAAAAGTATCATAATAATCTCGAAAACAATCGCCTACTCTAAGCCATCTCTTGATGTCGATGGTTCCTTCTTGAGGAAACCAGGGACAGGTGTCTTTTACAAAGTCAAAGAATTTTAACAGATCAATATATTTAACCTTTACTCCCCGTGTCTTTAAAGCCTCTTTCAATTGAGTAACATAGCGTTCATGTTGGCTTAATTCTTGCCCCATATCCGACCAAACCACTTACTTGAATTCCGACGCGGCAGGCTCCCGCGGCGGATGAAACGGGCTACTTTCACTTTTAACGCCGGCAGCTATGCGGGTCGTCTTCCTCACAAAATTCCCTCGTATCCAAGCCCCACGTTGGGCGCCAGATGTCCCGTCCCGCGGGACAGCAACTAGGAACCTGGAGGAGGGAGTGGGAATTGAAGGGACAAGAGACACAAGAGATGGAGACAAGACAGTGTTCTGATCAAGTCTCATTTAATGACGGCAGAGCGCTGCCTTATATAGGCGAATGATAGGGAGGAGGGGAAACATTGTAGGGCGCATGCTCAAACACTTTAGGCAGGAAGTGCCACGTCTGCAAAGGCGGGAAGAATTGGCGCCGGCGGGGAAAGCAAGACGGAGAAGAAGCAGGAAGTACGCCATCTTAACTCAACAACATGGAGGCTGAGACTTAAGAATCCATAGCCGGGCAGCACGGCTCCGGACA